GTTGGTAGTGCGGAGTCTTTCAAGAATTGATTTATAAATAGTTTTCATTTTAAAATCTTCTTTATTTCGTTAGTAATCTTATCTTCTATATGTTTTTTTAGGATTGCTGAGTTTCCCATAAATGGCCTTGCAGGCATTTGGAAGACTTTTTTTCCATAAACCTTTGCTGTTTCGCCAAATTGATGTACACGAGCATATTGTGTAGCGTTTGAGACTCTTACTCCGTCAACAAGCTTTACATATGAATTTGAGTTTTTTAGTTCTCCTGTTTCTCCATTAAGTATTTTTGCGAGTGTCCTGGCTTGTGAGAATTTTCCTGTCTGTGCTGAATGGCCATACCACTTTGAGTTTTGGTCTCTTCTTTTTACATCCGTCCATTTTTGTAATGTCTCATCAGTAAAACCCTCATTCTCGAAAGAGTCCTTGAAATGATTTACGGCTTCAACTCCCAGGATGTCCTTGATAGAATCGCCCTGGACAAATTCTTGAATTTTCACCATCTTGCCGGAAAACTGTCTTTCAAACTCCTTTATGTTCATATTAAATAATTTTATATATTTGCATCAAATCTGGAGAGATATCCGCTTTTGCGGTATCACTCCCCGATGAAGGAGGGCTTTTAGTCCTCCTTTGTATTTTTATAGAACTTTTCTCGTAATTGGTCTACATTAAGATATATGGGCTTTCTGTTCTTCATGAGGATGATGATTGTTTTTAGCTGCTTAGCACGTCCCTTTTGCAATGAGGTCTTGATTCCCTCATACAGGTCATGAGAAGAGTATTCCCGTGAAAGGTTAATAACTATTTCTCCTACGCCTTGTTTGCTTGCCTGTTGTATTGAGTTCTGAATTGCGGATTTTCCTTTTTTAGCTGTAGGGTGTTTAGCGTCTGAAAACATTTTTGTAGTCTCATTAAATGCATCGGGATTTTTTACTCCTGGAACTTTAATTATTTCAAGTAATGAATATTTTTCACCATCATCTGCGAGTTTTTTATATGTCTTGACATTATTTTTAAACTCGTTTTTGTTTTGCTTTACAATATTCAAATAACCGCCGTTTTTGCCGTCGTATTTCTTTCTTTGTACAAGTTCCATGCTGCGGAGCATTTGCAGGGCCTTATCCTTTATATCGTCCCTTAATGACTCCTCGGTGTTCTTATAATATGGAGTCTCCTCTATTTTCAGGGGCTGTGCAGTTTGACCAGGATTATTCTGAAAGGCAGGCATTATAGTCTCTTCATCCGGGACAGTAGTTGGTTTCTTATCTGTCTGTCTTACCGAGCACTGGCAATTCCAGTCAGAAGGAGGCATATGTGTCTCCCACCATGGGTGTTCGACAGGAAGTATGGTCCCTGCGTATCTCTCATGTGATATTCTCCTGTGGGAAGCTGACGACAACAAATACTCAAGGTTTGGATATAGGTGTACAGTTTCTTTGAACTTCAAGAAATTAGCGGCACTTCTTGCAGCACGTATTGCTGTATTATATTCTGTCTGCAACCACTGTACATTGTACTTTTCTGAAACCTGCAATGCAAGCCTTTTAAACTGAGAAAAAGATCTCAATTTTCCATTTTCATCAGTAAGTAGAGCTACGATGTCCTTTGTCTGGTTGTGACTCTTAAATGCTGAGAAAACGGCAGTGTTTTCTTTGAACTGACGTATGAAGTCCTCATCCTTGACTTCGAGAAGCTCCCTTGAAACGCCAATTTGCAGTTTTGTGTTGGTAATATTAAAAAGATTGCCGTTTATAATCTCAGACTGCTTGTCTGTGTCGTTATATAATTCCCTAATGGCTCTTTTTACTAACTTATCTATATCTATGGACATTGAATTAGTGGCAGTTATTCTTTTTATAATATTCTGCATCGATTCGATTATGGAACTCATTTTTGATGCCCCGGTTTTTGTCGGGGCTTGAACGAAAAAACCATCAGGCTCATCTTCTTTTATCGTCTTTACTTTCGGTTCGTTAGTATTAGGCGGTCCTGTCACCTCTTCATTGTCCTTTGGTATTGGTATACTATATTTGGTATGTAAATAAGAGACAGGTATTCTAATGATTTTTGACAAAGAAACAATGTCGTTTACAGAGAGAGGTTCTGCATCCTTTGGAAAAACGAAGTTCCCCACAGCTGGGTATCCTCTTTTAAGAAGAATAGGCTTTACATAAGTGTTAAGGATACGTTGTGTGTATCGCATGTCTGACCTATATTTTCCTTCCTCTACTTGCCTGTGTACTTCACCTAGCGATCTTGCGCCCTTGTCTCCTGGCGTTGTGGTGAGTGTTTGTCCGAGTAATGTTATCAGCATCTCATCATTACAAGCTTTTCTGAAATCATTATAAGATGTTCCGGATGACCCGTTACCGGTGTTATTTACCGTTTCCACTTCGCTTTCCTTTGGAATTACAACCCATGGTGCTGAACCTGCTTTTGATAAGGCCTCTTCCAGAACTTTTCTGCTCTCGTTATCATAAGAACTATATTTGCCTACCCTTTGAGGCATTCCGAATATCTCAAGCCATTGTGCATAATCCCCAAATCCACCTCTTTTCCATATTGCCAGGGGGGCTGTTTTAAGAAAAAGGCCTTTGTCTCTCTGTTTTCCAATCACAAAAATGAAGTCATCATTTTCATATGGTATGCCTGACTCGTCTGCCTCATTAATCAGTATAGAGGATGTTTCAAGGCTTATATGTTTTGGAGGGATAATGTTAAATGCAAATCCGTTTGCAAAGTCGAACTCTCCGCCTGATCTGCCCCAAAACTTTGACTGCAAAATAGTAGTGAGAAGATCTTCAAAAGCCAGGGTGTCTATAATTTCTGTAATTTCCGGAACCTCTTCTCCCTTGTCGTTCACAAATGTAAGTTCGCTGTTTGTCAATGCTTCCACCCTTTTACTTACAGCATCGGCCAATACTCCATCTATCAACAGGTCTTCATATAGATCAAATAATTGCTTATGTCGTCCCATGTCGGCAGCTCTCAAGGCTGTCCTCCATGTTGCCACATCCGAAGTGGTTCGACGTGGGGCCTTTATTACAATCTGTGTGTATATGTTCTGCCCCTTCTTCTCAATTTTTTTCATGGTTTAAAAATGTTGTCCTCTTTGTATATTACTGCCATATTTTATTATGCCAAGACCCGTGGTTTCCTTTAGTGGAAGATCTGGTGTTATGTCTCCTTTCTGAACTGCTTTTAGCCAGTTTATTGCTCGTTCATACCTGTCTTGCCTGAGTTTTAGTTCTACGCCGGCATTACATAATACAAGAAAGTGCCATGCTGCAATGTCCTTCACAAACACTAACAATAGGCCGTTGCGTTCACCTCCCGTGGCTGAGAAAATAATATCCTTGTCATATGCAGAAAGGTAACTTTTGGTCTCTTGTAAGGCTGCATCAATTGCTGCTGTCATGATTGTTTCATCACCTTGCGATATTGCCGATACACTCTCATCATAGAGATGTGTATGCATTTCCTCGTTACTTAGAAACATGTTGCGTTTGATTATTAGTGTCGTAAAAACATATCTTATCGAAATCTGCACCTGCCTTTAAATGCCATTTAAACAATGTTGATCTTTTTCTTTGCTTTATATCATCTCTTGTCCATACATGATATTTATATCCGAAAAAAAAGACACGATATCGTTTTCCTGTCTTAGCGTGCAGTTTTGTAGCTTTTTTAATTGCCTTTTGCAATTTGGAAGGACGTCCGCAAAAGCGGATATATAAGCATCGGATGAAATTTAAAATCTTAATTATCATTTTAATATCTTTTTATGTTTTTTGATTTGTGTCCTATTGCTATGGCGTCAGTCCTTATCTCAAATAGTTTCTGGTTGATTATCCATATTCCGCCTTCTATACAGTCCGGGCCATCGGCAGGATACTGCATTTTCGGGGACAACAATAAAAACTGATCTTCGAGTCTTTTAAAGTGAGGATTTTCTTTTTCTTTTTCATTCAGTATAAGCCTACCTAGTCTTGAGAGGGGTTCAAGGTTACCTTCTATGCGTGAAAATTTTTCAGGTTTCTGCCGTTCGTCTGGAATTATACCTAGGAATCCCCTGCTTGTTGCTGCCTCTGCAAAAAGCGGAATAAAAACCTGCTCATAAAAAGGATCCTGAAGGCTATTATTTTCTATATAACAATACAACTGTGTTTTATCAGTAATAAGTTCCTTGATTGAATAGTACCACATGACAAATTCCGCATTTGTGACATGGTCAAGGAAACCATTGATTACATAATAGTGATTGTTATAAAAGCCGACTAAAAACACGCTTTTAAATGATCCTTTCTTATTTTTTGAGTTCGATGGTGCAGGGTCACCATAGAGTATTAGAAAGCTGAATTTCGAGAGGGCAGGAACTGGCCCCCAGTTTATTTCCTTGAATATACTTCCTTCAGTAAGAGGTGTGTTCATATACTCAGCCATATATGCAGCTGCACTTATCTTGTCTTTTATGCGCTGTATGTTGGATGGTGTATTTTTCTCAGGCCATGTGCTGTGCCCGTTTTTATCCTCCAGATTAACGATGTCAACATAGTCTGCTTTCTGCATTGCCCTTGCAACGCAGCAATCTTTTGCAATAAGGTTTCCGAGCCATACGACCTGAAACGGCTTGTCAACTGCCCTCGTTGGAAATACCGCTTTTTCAAACCATTTCCACCTCTTATCAATAATTTCTATGTTTAATACATCTTGATCAGTGTCTATATCTGAAATGATAACCTTATCAGGACGGACATTTTCGTTCCTCGAACCACGAGGTGACTGATCTGCACCCACGGCAAGAAATGACACCCCCTGTGTTGTTGTAAAATCACC